AGTGCAAGACCTGACCCCCTGACCTCCAACTCTAAATAACGGCTTTTATCCGTTACTCCGTAGGGGGTTAGGTCGCCACAAGAGGCAACCATGCGAAGAATCTTGATCAATCCAAACAGAAACAACTCTGAGAACCGCGTTTACTCTCAGTCTGTAAGCACGGACATGCTGTTCAAAGTAGATTTCAGTAAGTCAGCCAGCGCGGCCAGTACATCAGTCAGTAGCGTAACAGCAGAGTCAAAAGGCTCTCATGCGCTAAGTCTTACAAGCCCTAGCGTCAGTAGTAACGTAGTAAGCTTTTACGCCAGTTCAAGCAACTCCGGAGATGGTGCGGTCAAAGTGACGGCTACCTATGCAGACGGCAAGAAAGACGCGCAGTTCATTAAGCTAAAGATCACTGACCCATCAGAGTTGAGATATGTCTGAACCAGAGCTAATCGGTCGAATTAACGTCCTCGAACAGCAACGCAACGAGGCAATGAACCACAGCGCAATCCTAGGCGGCCAATTACAAGTGGCATTGAATACTATTAAGGATCTACAAGATGGCGATGACACGCGCTCAAATGAACAAAAAGATTCGTCAGGAAGCATTAAGAGAGCAATTAAGTAGCCAGGGTCATGTTCAGCACGTTGTTGATAGCATTGACAAACTTGAGCAACTGGATGAAGAACTAGACAGCACTCAGGTTCAGCGCATCAGAGCAGCCATTGATAGCCGTTTAAAGCTGGTAGACAAGTATCTGCCTTCCCTCAAGTCAGTAGAGTTAACCGGCGACGAAGACAATCCTGTAGCGATATCAGCATATGAAATCACCTTTTCCGATCAGCCAGACGATTAAGATCCCAACGGCGTTTGAAGAACTCTTTCAGAAGCACAGATACAAAGTTTACTGGGGAGGGCGCGGAGCAGGGAAGTCAGTACAGTTCGCATCAGCGTTATTACTTCTAGGCGCAGGAAACGACGCAAAGCGCATCCTATGTGCAAGAGAGATCCAAAGAAGCATTAAAGACTCTGTTCACAGTCTTCTAGCAAGCAGAATAAAAGCGTTGGGACTTAGCCACTTCTACGAGGTGCAGAACAACGAGATACGAGGCATTAACGGCACTCAGATCATCTTCAGTGGTCTGCATCAGAATATTGAATCGGTTAAAAGTATTGAAGGCGTTGATTATTGCTGGATCGAAGAAGGCAATCGCGTTTCGGAGAACTCTTGGAGAACCTTGATACCAAGTATCAGAAAGCCTGGTTCAGAGATATGGGTATCGTTTAACCCAGAGCTAAAGTCTGATCCAGCTTACCAACGGTTTGTAGAGCATCCTCCAGAAAATGCAATGGTGAAGAAGGTGTCGTTCAGAGACAACCCATACTTCAATAAGACAACGCTTCCCGAAGAGATGCGTAACTTAAAAGACCAAAACCCTGAAGAGTATGACCACGTTTACGAGGGTCAACTAAAACAGTTCAGTGACGGTTCGATCTACCAAAAGCAACTGAAGGACGCGAGAGCAGAGGGCAGAGTTTGCTGGATGCCAATAGAGTCTGTACCTGTTCACACCTTTTGGGATCTTGGAAGATCAGACAGTACGGCAATATTCTTTATGCAAGCGGTAGGAAAAGAACGTCGATTCGTAGATTACTACGAGCATCGTTTAGTTGACCTAGATCATTACGCCAAGGTGCTACAAGACAAGGGTTATCTCTACGGTACGCACTACCTTCCGCATGACGTTGAGGTTAAGACTTTAGGCAGCAATAACCGCAGTCGCAGAGAGATCCTAGAAGGCATGGGTGTTAATCCGATAACGACTGTTCCACGCATCAGCAGTGTGGATGACGGTATAGCGATGGTCAGAGATGTGTTTAAGCAGTGCTGGTTTCACGAAGAGAACTGCGCCGAAGGGTTAGACGCTTTGGCAAACTATCAGTACCAATTTGATGACAGCTATCAGACGTTCCGAAAAGTCCCGCTGCACAACTGGGCAAGCAACGGATCAGATGCGTTCAGAATGTTTGCACAAGGCTTTGAGGACGATGTAGTTAGTCCCAATTTAGAATTTGCGAGTGAGTGGTAATGGAAAAGAGATCAAAGAAAGCTCAAGAAGACATTATCACTGAGGCGTTAGATAGGTTTGAAACCGCTGGCGATTCGTGGTCGGAAATCTACGAGAAATCTATTGAAGACGTTCAGTTTGTAGATGCTGATGATGGTCAGTGGGACGATACCTCAAGAGAGTCTAGGCACAATCGTCCATGCCTAACCTTTGACAAGCTAAGTGCAGCAGTTGACAGAGTAGTCGGTGGTCAGTTGGCGAACATGCCATCAATCAAGATCCGCGCAGCGGAGGAGGGAGACGAAGACATTGCAGAGGTCTACCAGGGACTGATTCAACAAATTGACCAGCGTGGTATCCAAGCATTCAAGACAGCGTTTAAGTTTGCGGTAAAAAGCGGATGGGGTTGTGTCCTAGTCGATCACGATTTTATTGATGACGTTTCATTAGATCAGGACATTGTGATCAGGGAGATCAAAAACCCGTTTGCAGTCCTGATAGATCCAGTGATCCAAGCCCAGAATGTACAAGAAGCACGATATGGTTTTCTGTTTGAAGACTTGGAGCGCAAAGAGTTTGAAAGGTTATACCCTGATGCAAACGTGGCTGAGACAGACTTTGAAAGCACTGGCAACTCTGAAAGCTGGGTCAGCGAAGACCTGGTTCGCGTGGCCGATTACTATCGTATTGTTTTACAGAAAAGTACGCTGGTGCAACTATCAGACGGCAGAGTTGTAGATCAGAAAGAGATAGAGCCTGTTCGTGATGAGCTTAACCAAATGGGAATCACGCTAGGCAAGACACGAGTAGTTCAAGGCAGGAAGTTAGAACGCTTCAAAATTACAGCCACTGAAATATTAGAAGAAGTTGAGTGCGTGGGTAGATACATCCCCATCATTCCTGTTCTTGGAAAAACATCAAACATTAACGGACGCTTTATAAGCCGTGGCCTGATACGCAAAGCCAAAGACGCGCAACGGCTTTACAACTACAGCAGAAGCGTAGCGGTTGAGGTCACTGGACTAACGCCCAAACAGCCTTATTTTGTAACGCCAGCGATGATCAAAGGGCATGAGTCACGCTGGAAAAACATGATGGTCAGCAATGACCCCGTGATGATGTTCAACTTTGACAACGGGCAAAAGCCTTTTAGAGAGCAGCCAGCGCAAGGCAGTCCCGCGCTGATGCAAGACGCTCAGTTAGCGGCAGAAGATATCAAATCAGCTACGGGCATCTATGACGCCAACATGGGCGCACAAGGTAACGAAACAAGTGGTGTAGCTATTCGTGGACGTCAGTTCCAAGGCGAGATGGCTAACTTTGAGTTTCAAGATCAGTTGGTTGACTCAATGGAGTTGGCCGGTCGCGTCTGTATTGACATGATCCCGAACGTGTACGACACAGAACGAACCATCCGAATCATAGGAGAAGACGAGCGCGAAGAAGTTGTTGCGGTCAACAAGACTTTGATGGACGGCGCAACAGGTGAGTACGTCAAGACAATGGATCTTGCTTCTGGCAGCTACGACATCAAGGTATCGAGCGGCCCAAGCTACACGACAAGAAAGCAAGAGACTGCGGAACAGTTGTCACAAATCGTCGCGCAGAATCCAGCAATGAGTGAGCTTGTCGGTGACGTACTGTTTAAGAACATGGATCTCGTTGGTGGTGATGAGGTTATCAGCAGACTACGCAGTGCTGGCGTGAAGGCTGGAGTGATCGAGCCTAACGAAGAAGAAGCGGCAGCGATGTCCGAGCAAATACAAACGGCCCAGCAGTTAGAACAACAAGCAGCCCAGTTGGAGCTTGCAATGAAGCAAGCAGAGGTGGCAACAGAAAACGCTGAAGCAAGAGAGCGCGAAAGTAAAGCAACAATAAACACCGTAAAAGCGGCAGTTGAGCAATTGAAACTGGCTGAAGCCCAGCAAGACTTACAAACAAAACAAATCGCTGAGATGCGGTTACGTCAGAGTGTTGGCCTACCAATCGTTTAGGAGGATTTATGCCCGAAGTTAATGGAAAGAAATACCCTTACACCCCAGCAGGAAGAGCGGCGGCTAACAAAGCCAAAGTTGTAAAGAACCCTAAACCCAAAAAAGGTGGTTACGACAAATGAACATGCAAGCAAGGCCACCGATTGAAGACATGCTTATGTCACGCCGTGAGACTCCTGGCACTGGTGCTGGTGGAGCGCAAGCTCTTGTTAACCAGATGGGTCAGAAGCCAAACATGGCTTTGCCTAACAGTACGCCGCAAAGCGGAATGCCTCAGATGCCAAACTCTCAGCAGTTGGTTACGGGCAAAGACGGCAAGAAGTATCAAGTCGTAATAGATCCGAAGGTTGGCTTGCAGACTTTTATTCCCTACCGTGAGCCGCAGCGTCAGGCAATGCCTCAAGGAATGGCCCAAGGTATGCCGCAGGGAATGCAGCAAGGAATGCAGCGTCCTAGTATGCAGCAAGGTCAGCCACAAGGCGGCGAGATGATGAACAAGCTCAGAGGTTTGCTCGCAGCGCGTGGCTAATCAGCTTGAAAATCTTTTAAGGCTGAACCGCACACCAGCAATGCCGAGAGGCAGTAATCGACTCGCAGGAGTTGTTGAACCAGCAATGACCGCAGGGTCAAACATCCTTGCAGAGATTCCTGCTTACGCAGCAGGAATGGCAGAGCTAAACAAGACCGGACTACCCAGCGAAGGCGTAAGACGCGCAGAAGAAGTGTCTGAAAGGCTGACCTACAACCCTAGAACGATGGAAGGGCAAGCAGGGCTACAGTCATTGACCAACGGTGTAATGAAAGTCATGGACGCGCTTGGTGTCGATGAAGCGGTTAACTACTTAAACAACACAGTAGTGCCGCGAATCCAAGAGACGTTTGGCGAAGACGCAGCAAGAGAGATTGGATCAAGCGTGATGATGTCAATTCCGTTTGTGCGCAAGGTTCCGGGCATTAACGCGTTTCATGGTTCACCCCATGACTTTGATGAATTCTCAATGGATGCGATAGGTACTGGTGAGGGCGCACAGGCTTACGGACATGGTTTGTACTTTGCTGACAGTGAAGATGTGGCTAGGGGGTATAAAGAACAACTTACGCGAGGTAACGTCCCTGAATTGGAGGTTCCTTTTATAGAGTCTATGGAGGCCGCTGGTGTTGACCTAGACGGCGTAGGTGGCGAATCTCTATATGAGTTTGTCACTCAATATGCGCATAACAAAGGTGATTTATCTGGCACAATTTCAGACGCTCAAAGAACGTCCAGAATGCTGAAATCTGATGGGCAAGATGCTTCAGAGCTAGACGCAGTGATTAAAGCTGTGGAGAAAGCAAGGGTAAACGGGTTTGAGCCTCCTGTTCCCCCAAAGGGAGCCATGTACGAAGTAGACATTGACGCTACTCCTGACGAGTTCCTTGATTACGATATTCCGCTGACCGAACAAAGTGAATTAGTTAGAAATGTTTTAAAAGATTATGACTACAAAACCACTCCAGAACAGGTAAGTGAATACGATAACTCTCTTT